GCGCAAGGGACTTCTTTACCGGCTTGCGCGTCGAGGGTGTTTGCGATTAGTTGTCTGGCGTAAATCAAATCTTTCATATCCCTGTAGCGTACCTTGCCAGCCGATCCGCCGCCGCCAAATGCCACGAGAAGTTCACCAGAAGCGATTGCCGCATCGATGCGAACAAGGTCTTCATCGGTAAAATTTATATTAGCCATGCACGGAGTATACCCCGAAGCATGCATACCGTACAACCAACCGCACTACCCATTAAACCTGAACCTGTTTCTCCGCTTAACCTTCTTCAATGGGCGATCCTTCATGATCAATCTCTCCTCACGGGTCATCACCTCAGAGTTAAACTCATGCGGGGCGCACCACGATGGCGGTGAATCCCACTTTACCTGATGACCAAGAAGTAACGCCCACAGCGAATGAGAATAAACGCATAAGTCGAAACTCTCATTACGCGATGCAATGCTTACCCACTTCTTGTCAGTACGAACCTCAGCAGTTAATTCCTTATACCAGTTCTCCGTCAACCAATCTGAAAAGTGAAAGTAATTCGACCCGATATCCTCTCTGTCCATGCTGGCCTTTACAGCGTCCTTCAATAAAAGCGTATTCAGGATCATTAGCGGAACATCTCCACGCGCACCGGAATACCGGTCGGCCTTCGTAGTCGCGTCAGGGTACGATATCTTGATAATAGGCGAGGTGTAACTTATCTCTGAACCACCCTTAATCAACTGAACCCGCTTCGAGAAACCCTGCTTCTTCAGCGTCCTGTACCACTCGTATGCCCTCTCGGTCGTTCCGGCAGAACCACCGCTATCGACCGCAGTACGGTATACCCGCATCTCCTGGTCTTCACTACCCTCTATGCGATACGTGCTATTCACAACCTTCTGGGTCAGCAAATCCCAATCCTCAATCTGACTGTGGGGGCTTACCCTCCCGCCATCCTCTCGGTATGCAATAGAGTACCGGTCTACAACCCATCTCTCACCATGCACACCATACGCCATGACCTGAACCACGAAACGTGCCTGCCTGCCGCCTTGGATGTCAACAGCGGCTAACAATACCCGTGCCTCTTTCGGGACAATATACCTCTCAAGCGGTTCTGCCCTCTCCATCAATACACCGACAACACTCGTATCTATCCTTCTGGCATACTCAAGGTAAGGCGCTGAGAATGTGGTGTTGTAAACAGTCTTGAGGCGATCCTCGTTACCGGTTAACTCGTAATCACTCAGCGCATCGACATACTCAACAAGTATCTGCCTCCATGATATGAATGCCGCGAACCAGCCAACCAGCCAGTAACTCGCCATCGTGCTGTGGATAAGTTCTCCGTGAACAACGCCATCAGTATCAACCTCCTGACCATCACCAACCCATACACCAGACCGCTTGAATTCAATTTCATGTTCATGGTGTATCTCGCCACCACAAACCGTGCAAATCATAAATGCCTTGTCAATCATCTCCTTTCTGGGCAATTCCTTGTCAATGTGAAATGCACTCGCGTCAGGGTTAGGCGGGAAATACTCGTCACAATGCGGACATTGACCGTAAACTATCTGCCGGTTACCGTTTGCATATAAACCCAGTATCCCTGTTGTCGGTGGTGGTTCATGGTTCGACTTGGGGACATACTCAGGGTCTGCAATCGGTCGACCAGGGCTGGACTCAGCCAATACCATGCCCCTCGACATCGATGTGGTCGTTCGCTTCGCCGCCAAAGTAAAGAAGTCACCCTCGTTACCCACCGACCGCGCACGATCAATGTCAGACAGTATCACCCGAACAAATGTCTTGGCAGCTAACTGAGTCACAGTAGGCCAGCCGAAGCTTACTATCGCACCAGAACGCAATATCTTGGTGTAAACCGTCTCGTCACCACCACCGGCACGTATCTGTTCTTGCAACTGAGGCATGTCACTCATCATGTCCACACCGAACAGCTTCTTGCTGAAGTAACTCGTCATACTCTCAGATGCGAGATAAATACCCATATCAACAGGGTCTGAAAGCATCGTGTACGCAATGAACATCTGAACTAAACTGAACGTCTTACCGGTTCGCGCAGAACCAACAAAAACAACCGACTTGTACTCGCGCTTCGTTAAATCACGCATCGGGGCGTGGAATAACCTCGCTAAATCCTTGTCCCATACCTTCGACTCAGTACCAGCGAAATCCACCATGTCGACGTAGTTCGGCGGCAACAATATCTGGGCAACATCATCGTATATCTGTTCGACATCTCCCTGTACGTCAGGCTGTGGGTATGCGGTTAACTCCCTCATGCGACCAAGTTCCTGCGAATCTTGTTTAACACCCTGTCAACAACACTTAACTGTTCAGGCGTTAATCCAGCAGCACGTTCGATCTCGTCAGGTATCGCCGACAGACCTAAATCCAACTCCTTGAACTTCTCCGCAATAAACCGGTGTGTCTCATGCGTAATCGTGTAATCACCCAGCAAGTCCTGTAATTCAATATACTTGATCTCACTCTCAACCTGGTACTTGCGTTCTGCCGGACTCAATCCAAAGTACGGGTCATCCTCATCGCTAACCTTGGTGACCGTTCTCGCCCATATAGCCTTGCCAGCGTCAGCAAGGGCATACGTTAACTTGCCGTTCTCCTCACCCGAAGGTCTTACCGACTCAAGCTTACTCGCCAGCGAACGACCGTTCATATTAAACAGCCTGGCAATCTCAGCATTCGTATACAGCCTGTGCCGGTCGATTACAAACGATGATACCGGCTTCTTTTCAACCAATCTGTCAGGTTTCCCAGCTGGATCACCATAACGCTCGTTGCGCTTGTGATGCATCATGCACCAGCCATCACGGAACTCCTTTTTCGTGCAACTATCGATTTTACATTGTCTGTTTTTAGCCATTCTATATATATCTGATTACCACCTATACCGATTGTATCACTTGCTATGCTTTTCTGCGCAGAGATACCTCACTTTAACAAAACACAACTTTACTGCGATTATATGAGAAGAAACTACCTATATAGTGTCAGATAGGGCATACACACATGCACCTAAGTCGTTGAATTGATTATATATTAGCATGAAGACAAAAGGCGGGCGATTTCATGATCTCTAACGCCGTCCAGCCACCCAAAACCCACAGAGACCCTGAACACGAATCATTCGCATTCGCAATAACCATAACTCTTTGATTTAATTATATTTTATTTCACCCTTGAATACGTCTCATTCTCATTTACTCCAATCAATTCATCGCAAATTATTGTGTAATAAGATTCATTCTCACTTATATGGCGATCTTGCGACCTGATATATCACGATCAATTGAACCATCCCGATGATAGCGCACGCCTGATCTGTGGGCTGATAACAGCATGATGCATGCCCATTGCTATCTACTATCTACCTGCTAATGATTGGCTAATGATTGACATGATGCACGTCCCTGTTGCTTGCCTGCTACTGTGTCCGTGCATTGATCTGTGTCTATGCGCGTGGTGTGATGGCTGTGTGGTATTGCGTGGCGTGGTCTATCTGTTGCGCTGGCATTGCATGGCGGTATGGTTTGCCAGCGTATGCCGTCCCGCTAATCAATAGGGGATTTTAAAGGGGGGGATGGTTGCCCAGGAGGGGCGATATTTGCATTTTTTAGAGTGTTTAAGCCATTGCATGCTACCCATGACGCCATAGTATTGCGCCACTATATAAGGGCGTACAATCGACCCTGATCAATGTATGGCAATGGGTTTCAATCAAAAATCGAAACGATGGGGCGATACCTTATAGCGTCCGTGCTACTAATGCCCACCGTATCAGCAGGCACAAAAAAACCGGCTGTATAAGCCGGTCTGTGTTCTAGTGGTGTCCTACTACTATCGCGCCACCCTCGCCTAGGTGTTTCCAGTAGATTGCCTTAATCTCATTAAATTGTTCCTGTGTTACGCGGTGGTATATCAATGGTCTCCAATAATAAGCGCGGTATGATTGCGCCTTGCATATGCGGGCGATGTGTTCGGTATTGACTTCACCTAACACATCGCAACATTCATAAAGCATTGCTTTAGCTTTACGCATTGTCATTGCCAGCAAACAATTCACATTGTTTATCGTCGACGTATACTTGAAAATTTATATTTGAACAATCAACAGCACTTAGCGCCTCAAATGATTGTTCACTTAGCCATTCCTTTAATTCAAGCAAATTTGAAAAACTGACATCCATCAGGAATGATGGGTATTTTCCTTGCCCATAATTATTAGAACGTGCAATATTTTTTGCATTCTCTATTTGGTCAGCATCTCTTTCGACGTCGAACTCATCGCCATGCAATGTATTTAACGCGTTCATCATGCAATCATTTTCTGATGTTTGCGCCTGATGCTGGTCCAGCATATCAGTAATTAATTCATCCTCTGAAAATATAG